ACCGACAGATTAATAACGTTGCCGTTACTGGTCCATAAAGACTTTTCAATGTTCATATGCTTAATTTTATAGTGTTATAGACTATAAAGCAAATAACAGTTGAGTGGACTTAGTCAACCTGTCTTCCGTCGCCTTTAGCATTTCTGCCTTCTCCATCAATATCTGGAGCGGCTGCCTGACGGTCTTGGGATCTCTGTCTTGTATTTCCTGCTTGGGCTCTTTGCTCTGCGGCGTCTTGGCCTTTTAAATCGACCATATCGTCTCCGCCATCTAGTGGGATCATGCCCTTTCTAATTCTAACTTCATTAGGGGTAATTACCTGCATACGCAAATATCTTTCATCAATTTTAGACTGGGTATCCTCATCGGTTAAAGTTAATTCATTAAACTTTAAAGTCAGGGCATCTGTCTTTTCATCAAATATTGCATTTATTTTTTTCTCAAGTGTCATTTGGGCTGGTCGGCAAACCTGCTCTTTAAATGTTTTATCAGCATCTCTTGCGACTGCCAAATTTACACCCTCTGGAGTTCCAATTTTATTAATTGGGACACGGTGAGCCAATAGGATTTCGTCTCTATTTGATTTACGATATTTCTCAAATGAGCCTTCCTGATTGCCCGCCTCAATTGGCTCCATTTTAAATTCAACCTTTGAGTCTGGGCTGTCTGCTGGAAGTGGGACATATAGGGATCTGTGATTCTTTCCCTTTAATCCAACTTGGAAAAACTCAAGCAATTTACGCTCTGACTCTGGAGAAAGCTTTGCTCCCTTTACTGTAATAATATATCTTGGGACCGCCTTGTTTTCAAAGTAGTCTAGGTTATATCGACCAGATAATTCATTACCTGCAAGTGCTACCTGTGCAGCAATAATATCTGGGATACCATAATAGTTGTTCATCGGTGTATACTTCTTAAAATGAATAATCTCATTTGGGCGATCTTCTTGCCCAGCAATTGGATTCTCTGTTTCGGTGTCTCCAAAGTTATTAAAGAATACAGCCTTGCCGTATAGCAATTGAATAAAGCCATCTCTTAGTCTACGGACACGCATTGTCTTTGCTGGAATATGTCCAATATATCCAATGTTTCCGCCTGTTGTTCTACCTACTTCAATGTAGCCATTTCCTGTCGCTTCATAGTCTGTGTAGACCTTAATTAAAGTTTGTGTAAATGTGTCTTCAGCATTCGTTGTGTCTAGCCAAGCATGCATGTCCTGGCGTAGTTTGTTTAACTTTCTACGGGCTCTTTCTAATTGCTTATCATCTGTAATAGAATCAAAGGCATCGTTTGTTTTCTTTGTCTCAACAAAGTCATATCCTAGGCCAACAATATTGGCGACCTTGGCATTAATTGCTGCATAGTTATATGTTGAAATCTCATATACCTTTGAAAGATATTCTTGGTTATATGGAGGCTCAATCAGATCAAACATTGCATAGCCAGTTATGGCCTGTGCAAGCAAGTTCTGCTGTGATCCAGTATTCTCAATACCACTAAATGACTTTGAGAACTCTCTATTAATTCTGCGTTTAAATGATGAGCCAAGACCTCTGAGTTTCTTTATCTCTTCAAGGTTTACCGCAAATGGGTCATTGTTCTTTTCATCTTTTTTAAAAGAGAACCAATCGGCTGTGTTTGATATATCAATAAGGTTTTCGGAGCTATCCTCACCTAGGAATTCTACTGTCATCTTAAACCACCTAACTTCTTCATTTCGTCTTTATAGTTACCAATATCATACGGATCAGGAACTAGTCCCCAGTTGAGTCTTTGCTTTTGGTGCTCGAATTCTTCATCATCAATTTTCCTTCTAGCTGAAAGAAATTTAGGCCCGCCTTCGTATATGCCGAACGAGCGAACTTCTCTAGCCAAAGCATCGATGTTGGATCTATTGCCTTTTTTGGACGTGACTGAAAGAAAGTTCCCATCGTCATCCCCAATCCATTTACCGTTTGGCATCTCCCAGACATATATGCCCAGGATCGACTCTTCTTCGTTAATGTTATATTTAGCTTTACTCATATCCATAGACATAAATCATACCATTATTTCGTGCTAAAGTCTAGAGTTTGTCCATCTCTTGGACAAAATTACAGGCTAACTGACTCTGGTTCTACCACAGTTAGAAAGAAAGGAGTAGAATCGTCACCAGAGGATGACTCTATTAGTGAGAATGAAGTATCGTTGATCTGATTTATAGTGTTCCCCGTATATAGCAAATAGTGGTTCGCTATAGTATTTGTCGATAGGGCACTCTCATATACGGCTACGTTATTATACATATGCCCTATACCCGATTTGGTGTCATTCTGATTCTGATTAAATTTGATGCTTGTATCAGATGATGTTAGATTAATTACAATATGATGTGGTGTATCTACTACTAGGAAGTTCCAGACATTTGTTTCCGCCGTCCTATCTATGCCATTGACATAAATTGAGGAGATCCCTGTCTTTGTTATTAGCCCCGCATTATCCCACTCGTACTTTTTAGTAGCTCCTGAGAATAAGACATTCTGATTATACTGTGGGGTGTATATCATCTCTATGCAAGAAACGGCGGGAATAGAATTCAATGAGAATCCATGTCCGTCATACATAACAAGCCCATTGTATTTATTATAAGAAAGGGTCTTGCTATTGAACTTTGGAAGGGAATAGTCATAAGCCGAAGATACATAATATCCTGAATTATCGCTATAGAAGTTCTTGCCAGTATAGAAAGCTATTTCTAGGGATCGAAGTATTGGAAGATATTTGGTTGTATCTGCAGAAGATAAAGTTATCCTTAAATAAACAATCTGTGAGAATTGATTATCGTTCTTATTGATATATGGAAGAGGGCTTCCATTCTTACAAGTCCGCCAAGTAATATTATCAATGCTTGCCTCTACTAGAATTCCAGTTACATCGTTGCTCCAGTGGATTTGAGATGTATCGATATTTAAATAATTAGGTACAATAAAATAATCGGTAAATGTAAATGATGCAGTTGCTGCAGTAGTTGTCTCTGGTATATATATGTAGGAATTGTCATCAGATATTGAGATCCCGCCCGTTGCTACTTCAGACCAAGGCTTGGATCCTGGATATGAATGAATAAACTTAGGTCTAAGTGACTCTGTATTCATGCTGAAAAGATAGCCATTGTCTGCTGATACAATTTGAGATATGTTTACTTCTTGGGTTCCCTCATTGTAATGAGCCAATACCTGAGTACCAGATAGGGCGTATCTATAAAATCCTACACAGTCTACTACAAATCTGCCAGTAGAGGGTCCTGATTGAAAGGTTGCTGTCTCATTGGAAAACTTGTATGAGTCTATTTGCAATGCATCAGCAATAAATCCGTTTATGTATAGGGATAATATATTGCTCTGGAATATACCCACAACATATACTACTTCAGAATTTGATACCGTAGCCTGAACTTGGTTGGCCCCAACCCTAAATATGATATTGCCGTTCTGATAAAATATGCCAGTATTTGTTGCAGTGTCTCCAACTATTGTTGTGCTTACGTTATATCCTGGAAGTGCACACCAAGCCTCTATAGAGAAAGAGTTATCTTTGTAGTACTTTGTAGCAATTCCTTTTGGGTTATATGTAATAATAGTGGAGCTTAAAACTTCAGTTCCTCTTACGGAGCCTGTTACTAAAGGCATTATTTGTTTTGAAGAGGCGGAAGAAGCAGTACCGTTATTTAGACTACCAGAGTAATCGTAAATCTGCACTCCGCTTATTTCTCCGTATGTAAGACCACTATCTTTTAAAGCCTGATATGTTGCATACTGGGCTAGAAGTTGGGTAAATGTATTAGTAGTGCCCGATTGAACTTCATCTAATAAATAAAATGAGTTTGGAAAGTCGTTTAAGACTCTGCTTTTATATGACATTCCATTCTCCCTTTTTTATTACAGTGCTTCTATTTGTGTTTCTTTTTCTGCAATTGCAGAATTTAAAACTGCTAGTCTGTCGGTATCTGGAGCAGTCTTTGCATTTTCTGCAATCTTTTCTAACTCCAATGCGTACATTTGATACTCTAATGAACGAACTGCTGATTGACGGATTGAGTTTTTTTCGTCTTCTGATAGTACTGAGTATGTTGCCATGGTTATCTCCTTTTTATAGTTTTTCTAACGCCTGCTTCATCAGAGATAATTCATTTATCTGATCCTGATAAAAAGCAATAGTTTCTTCTGATAATGGCTCTTTGCCGTTATCTTCAATTATAGCATTTTGATATGACAATACGCTATTGTTTATTAACTCTATTTGTGATGCCAGTATGTTGGGCTCTAAATTTTTGTCCATTATGTGAATTGATAACCTCCACTAGATGGGAATCTTGTTGTAGTACCCGCATTTCCGTCGGTATTATATCCTTCAAATATTACATAGTACCAGCCCGCTGAAGATCTAGTTGCAGAATTCTGCGTTGTTGATGCATTTGCAGATCTACTGATAAAAGCTCCATTTGCTGAGTATGTTCCACCCGAGGTTGTTGATCTATACCACTGAATATTTGAACCCCACCTTGGACTATAGCTCCAATTTGAATAGCTACTCCCTACTCCTACTGTATATGCAGGGTCATACCAGTATAATGTTCCCCCAGCTGGAGAAACGTTATTACTCATTGATATACCAGTTGGGGGAAGAAATGTTGTTCCAACTGCATTAACAACTCCGCCAGTTGAATTACTATATGTAAATGTGCTTCCAGCTGAATTAGTTGCTGTAATTTTACATCTGTATTCTATGCCACCTGGTCCATAACCAGTGCTAATTGTATAGGATGAGCCCGTGGATCCATTTGAGTTAAACCCTGATCCTGAATTTGATTCCCATTGATAAGAATATGTAACTGGAGCCGTTGCACCTGGGGCAGACACATTTGTAACAGATAAAGCTGTTCCCGCAGTTACATAACGTGAGGTGTCACTAGGTACAACAAAATAACTTCCACTAAATCCATTTTCTGTGTAACTAATATAGCTTGGAGCATATACTGGATCTACAATTGATGATGTTGATCCTGATGTTTCTGCAGATTCTTTTTGAGATAAAGTAATATTAGAGGCTTGAGCACCACCACTATATGAATTTGAAGATACTGGAGTTACGGTAACTGAAAGCTGGCTTCCAGTTGCATAAGAGATTGTTGTTGATGTTGAAGATACAGATTTAGAATTTCCTCCCGTCCAGGAAACTGTGTAGGTAGATGCTCCTGACGATGCAGACCACGATACGCTGGCAAGACCACTTGTATTTATAGATTTAACGTAAACAGTTGCTGAGCCAGCACTGGCGCTTGAGCCAGTTGCGGTGGTGCCTCCTGAATAAGATAATGTTCCATTGTTTGTTCTAACTCCATAAGAAGATGCTCCAGTATTTGTCCAGCTTGCAGACCATGAGTTTGTTCCACCTGATACGCTTACTGTTGATGGGGCAGACGGTGTTGATGTTGAATCAGTAAGAGATAACCCAGTCAATGTTGCAGGAACTACTATAACAGAATTTATTGAATTTGATAAACTAGTTCCTCTTTGATTTATTGCTGTAACTGTTACTGTTATTGTCTGTCCAGAATCTGATGCTGTTGTTGTATATGTGCTACCAGTGGCTATATTTGTTCCGTTTCTTTTCCACTGATATGTATAAGAAGATGGGGCATATGCAATATCTTGATTCCACAGACCATTTGATACTGATAGTGTTGCACCTACGTTATTATTGCCTGATATAATTGGTCCCTGAGTATATTCTGGAAAATTAGGATAATGCTGAATCCATCCAGATCCTGTAAATACCCATCCTTTTACTGCAGGAGTCCAGGATCCGCCATTAAAAAATCTTAAACCTTTTGCCTCTTGCCAGGAACTTCCATTATATATTTTCATATTTTATCCTAATACTGAACATATAAATCGCCAAGTGCTGTACCAGTTGGTAGAGTTCCAGTATTGTTATAAAATATTTTATTAGAATTTGCTGTATTAGTTCCGTTTGAATATGCAGTTGTTGCAACGTTTACACTTCCGCCTAAAGATACGGCAGAACCATTAATTGTAATTGATGAGTTTGTTAGTTTTGCATTTGCGATAGATCCTGCAAGCATTGCATTTGTAATAGATCCATCTGCTGGTGTTGTTGTTACTGTAGCCCATAACGCAGATGTTCCATTTGTACTTAAAAATTTTCCAGAGTTATTTAGTTGTGATGGTAGTGTTTCTCCGACTGGGCCCGCAGGTCCTGTTGCACCCGTTAACCCCTGAATGCCCTGTATGCCTTGTGCTCCTTGTGAACCTGTAGCACCAGTTAACCCTTGTATGCCTTGCAAACCCTGTGGTCCTTGTGGGCCTGTTAAACCTGTTGCACCCGTTGGGCCTAAGTTAGATACTGTAATAGATCCATTCATTGATGAATGGTATTGGCAAACATAATAAAGTTGAGGAGCATCAAAAGGAACTTCAAATATAATTGTTCCATTATCTGTTCCGCCATTTGTAACTCCAGTACTGTAAACATTTCCTGCGCTATATGCACCTGAAACTGTTTGAATCCAGAACGGATGTCCAACAGCAGATACATTAATTACATATCTATGTCCCCGAATAAAAGATAAAGTTGGATTAGCAGAACCATTAATTGTATAAGATCCTGATCCTGAGTTTGTAACTGCTAATGTTATTCCGCCTGAAGGTCCTGTTGCGCCAGTTAGTCCTTGAATACCTTGAATACCCTGAATACCTTGTGGGCCTTGCGGTCCTACAATTTGACCAGCAGATGTCCAAGATGATCCGCCCCAAATGTAAAGATCTCCATCTGCGTCAACAATTCTTGCATCATTTGCACTATTGCCAGTTGCTGGCAGGAGGGCAACGGTTGCTACTGATGCTTTAACATTAATAGATGTTCCTTGAGGTCCTACGGGCCCTGTAGGGCCTTGTGGGCCTACTTCTCCTTGTGGTCCTTGAGCACCAGTTGTAATTCTTTGAAGGGTCCAAGCAATCCCATCCCAAATCCATGTGCTTCCGCCAGCGGTGAATGATTGATTCAACGATGGGCTATTTGGAAAATCGATTGCCATTGTTATGCTCCTATTCCTGCAATTGCTCTTGCTTCAGCTTCAGTTAATCCTAAAGCTTTTAATTTATTTAAAGCCGACTGTACATTTGGATCAATTTCTATTGCTGTAGGTTCTGGAACAACTAATTGAGTTTCTAAATAAGCCTTATAGCTAATTTCTTGCTCAGTATATTCTCTTTCTGTAACTTGCCCAGTATTAACATTAATCTCAACTACATCACTCATGTTGTACTCCCCCAAACATTAAAATTAGTACCACCTAAAACGCCGATTCCAGCGCCGTAATCATATGCTCCAAAATTACCAGAACCAAATAAAAGACTTACAGTCAAAGTATCTATTGTTGAAGTTTTATCCCAGAATCCATCTATAAAAGAAAGCCTTGGTGTCTTTAAATCTGTGCTAAAAATATCTCTTCCTGCAGAAATAACCTTATATCTTTTTGAATTAACTGTTGATAAGTTATCAAATATTTCTATCTGTCCTGAACATGGACCTCTTTGTCCTTCAAATGTCCCAACAAAAGAACCAGGTGTTGTTTGGATATCGCCTCTCATTAAGTCGTATTGTCCTCCTGAAGATGCACCATTTGTCAAAACTGATCCTGATACATAGCCATACCAGGTTGTAGAATTATATATGAATCTTTCATTTGCCGCTCCTCCACCATTTACTGAAAAAGAAATAGCATTAGTTGATCCAGTAGTTGCTTCATTTCTTGCCCACGCAATTCTAATTCTATTGTATGTGGAAAGACCAGTAAACGTAACAGATGTTGCAGTTAAACTTTGTACAAATTGATTTGATATTAATGTCCACCCAGTTGGGACAGCACCTGCTGGACCCGTTGCACCTGTTGAACCAGTTGCCCCCGTTAAACCTTGAATACCTTGTGGGCCTTGTGGGCCAGTTAAACCTTGAATACCTTGTGGGCCTTGTGGGCCTGCTGGACCCGTTAAACCCTGAATGCCTTGTGGACCTGTAGGGCCTGTTGGACCCGTTACGCCTGTTCTAACAACGTTCCACCGAGAACCATTCCATGTCCATGAGTTTGTGCCTACAGTAAATACTTGATTTAATGTGGGGGAGTTTGGAAAATCTATAGCTGCCATTACTATTCCCCTATCTCTGTAACTACTCTAGAGTTACATCTTTCTTCCGCTTCGTTAATAGAATCAATTTCTTCTTGAGTTAAATCTCTTTCAACTATTTGCTGTAACACAACATCATATTCTGTTATTTTCATTTTATGATAGCCCCCATAGAGTCCAAGTTCCACCTGTCCAAGTTTCATTTACTACTTGGAAGTTTACTGAATTTATAGCTGATGATCCAGTATATGTTCCTGCGCCTCTTACTGTAATCATTGTTTGAGTTGTTCCGTATAAACTACTTTGTCCTAGTCCGCTAGAAATTAATTCCCAATGTTTTGTTCCTGTGCTATTTGCATTTCTAATATGGAATTTTCCAGAGTTGTATCTAAAAGTAGTTATAGGATTTGGTGGATTTAGATATACTGAAGCACCTGCGCTTCCGCCATAAACCCAATCCCCTCCGCCTGTATAATTATTATTGTCTCCGTTAACCTTAACAATCAAAGAGTTTCCGAGAACTCCGTTGTTTGAAGTACATGCAAGTCCAGTCCACTCAAGAATTAATTCTTTGTATGCTCCTGCTAATCCTGTAAATGATGAAAAGAATCCTGAGCTTGATGTATAAGGAGTTCCAATTAAACTCCATGTTCCGCCGCTTGCTCCTGCTGGTCCTGCTGGACCTGCTGGTCCGACTGGACCTGCTTGAGAATTTCCAAATTCAATCCATGATGAGTCGTAATAAATATATGTAAGTCCATCATCTGAGTTATACCAAGCTTGTCCTTCTACTGGATTTGCAGGAGGTGTTGTTGCTACTACTGAGAATGTTGCTTTTGATCCCGCCTCACCTTGTGGTCCTTGTGGGCCCTGTGGGCCTGCTGGACCAACAATTTGACCTGCTGAAGACCAAGATGAGCCGTTCCAAATATAAAGGTCTCCATCTGCATCTACAATTCTTGCATCGTTTACAGTATTTCCTGTTGAAGGCAATGCTGCTACAGTTAAAGAAGATGCTTTAAGATTTATAGATACACCTTGTGCACCTTGAATACCTTGTGGACCTTGCGGTCCAGTTGCGCCTGCTGGGCCAGATAAAGATGATCCTGTTTCTACCCAATATGAATCATAGTATGTATAGCTTCTGCCGTTATCTGAATTAAACCACGCCTGTCCATTTACTGGACTTGCTGGTGGTGTTGAAGATGTAATAGAAAATGTTGCTTTAGATCCTTCTGGTCCTGCTGGACCAGTTAAACCTTGCGGTCCCTGTGGACCTTGCGGTCCTGTTAATCCTGTGATTCCTTGTGGACCTGTTGATCCTTGTGGTCCCTGTGGGCCCTGTGCGCCTGTTTCACCAGTTAGTCCTTGTATGCCCTGTGGACCTTGCGGTCCTGTTGCACCTGTTGGTCCTGTTGGACCTGCTGGTCCTTGAATTGTTCCAACATTAATCCAGTTGCTGCTTACCGAATCCCAAACATATAGGTTACCTGAGATTAAATATCCATCTCCAGCACTCCCAGTTGGTTGTGCTGCTTGTAATGCTGCAAGTGATGCATAAGAACCAAGTATCTGTACTCCAGTTCCTGTGTCACCCTTAACTCCCTGAATGCCTTGTAAACCTTGTGGACCTTGTGCGCCAGTTGCACCAGTTGCGCCAGTTAAACCTGTTAAACCTTGTGGACCTTGAGGTCCAGTTGCACCTGTTGATCCTGTTGGACCTGCTACTGTACTTGCTGCACCTGTTGGACCTTGTGGTCCTGTTGCACCTGTAGGTCCTGTTGGACCTGTAGGGCCTTGTGCACCTGTTGCGCCTGTAGGACCCGCTGGTCCCGTTGCGCCTGTTGGTCCTGGATTGTTTGTTAAATAATTATCTATATCTGTTGCTAAATAGCCAAGGTCTCTTGGGACATCGGGCGACATGTCTAATGTCGGATATCTAAATGTTTTAGGCGTTGTATTTCCTGGCATTTTTAAATTATACCATTCTCAGGGTTATAAGCCTTTTAAAAGCTTACTAATTGAGCCTTTCATTGTCTATCTGGTTTTACATCCCAAGTAGCATAATGTTCTTTCCAGTTATCCGTCCCATAAAAGTCCATCTGAGATGAAATGAAATCATCGCCTTCTGGTAATCTCTTTTGAGTCTTTGTTCCAGAAATCCCATACCATCTAACGAGGGGGGAACTACAAGTATCACAGGTATAACCTGGATCTTCTTCTTTAATACTTCTAAAATGAGTATACTGAACTTTACACTCTTGGCATTCATATTGATATGATGGCATGTTAACTCTTTTCTATGATGCCTTAATTATAGCAAATTGTGCTAGTAATTACTAGAAGGTAATTGTTCCTGATCCCGCTGTAAATGTTGTAATTTTATATCCTGCAACTGCTGTTGATG